TATGACGTATCATGGAATGATTTACATTGCTTACAATTGTTTCATTTGTTGAAATGCACGCCATGGCATGACCGTAGCCATGGCGTGCATGCATGCATGCTCATTGTCTGGCGATATACAATGACAACCAGTCGTCAGGCAGGGGTGCGATAGGCGGGCGGCGCGGCGACTTCGGCTTCCGCGTGGTAAAATACCTGGCGTTCTTTTCACCCGAAGCCAGCGCGCCCAGCGAGTCAAGTATAATCCGCAATACTTCTTCATCGCTTTCGGGGCGCGGTATCGATCCGTAGCCGATATGGCGGCGCAACTTCTTCATGATGCCGTCGAAGTCAGCCCTGGTGTAATGGCAATGCTCCAAGGTGCCCCTGAACGCCAGATAATACGTCTTGTTCGCACGCATCCGGTACTTGCCTTTGATCATGTAAGGCGGATGCTCATACTTCCCCATTTTCATGGTAGGCTCCTTTATGAACCGTTGGATATGCGGGCAAAGGCCCGTGTTTGCATGCAATGGTATCAATAATCATGAATAATGTCAAGTGGCGCGAACGGCCCATATATGTATAAAAATGGTAGATATACAAGGGTTTCATAATAATCCTCTTGTATATGATATGGCACGTCATAGCATACTAGAATCATACCCGGAAAACTAGCCTTGATCCGTCACTGATATTTTTATAACCTTGAAGTAATTGCTTGTATAGTAAGGAATTACGTGAAATCAAAATTATATTATTGTAACATGGTGGTACTTTTGGGAAAATGTAATTGTTTATATGGCAAGGAATTAAGCCGTGACGCTATCACATTATTATAACAGTAATAAATATGTTATTATAACGTTATGGATATATAGCTGTGGAGTGCGGGTTTTGGGGTGGTTTCAAGGGTTTTTTACCTCGTCAGCGGCCCTGGACCGCGCGGCAACGCGCCCCGGCTCCAACGCGCCCCGGCTCCAACGCGCCCCGGCTCCAGCGCGCCCCGGCTCCAGCGGTCCCCGGCTCCAGCGGTCCCCGGCTCCAGCGGCAACGTGTCCCTTGTGAAAGTTATCCACATATCCACAAGGAGGCCTCTAGGACGCGCGCAAAACACTCATACCCTAACCAAGTACGGATATGCCCCGTCGGACGCCGCTACGGCGATCCTAGGCACCATAGCGGGCATATTACAAGCGTCGCCGCGCGGTGATTCTGGCGATCATGGGGATTATGAGCCATGAGCCATGAGCCATGAGCCAGGAGCCATGAGCCATGAGCCATGAGCATCATCCGCCATGTCATACCATATCGCCGGTAGACAGCATGGAGCCAGCATGGTGATGGAATGTTTACATGATAGTTATATAATTATAGCACGGGCAGGGGGCCCCTGGGCAGGGGGTGGGGGAGGGGGAAATCGCGGATCGCGGCTGGGTGGGGGGACCCCCTCTCCCCTCTCCATAATTTTTTACAGCTCCATAATTTTTTATAACCTCCAGTCCTCCGGCATACAGCTCCCTGTTCCTTGTCCATCCACCCCCTCTCCCCTCTCCATAATTTTTTACAGTTCCATAATTTTTTATAACCTCCAGTTCCTGGCTCCTGGCCGTCTACCCCTGCTCTCCATGTCCGGTATGCCCTGTTGCATGCCTGTATATATTGCGGTATGCTTGTTCCATGTCGATGTATTCGGATTTAAGGAGACAGACTGACGCCTCGAAATGTGGCAGGTCCCTTGCGGAGACTGCTGCGGGGGAGGCACGCATAGGCTCGTTCGTGGAGTACCACCGGGGGCCGGTCGGGCTTGACACGCCTGTGGAGTCCGGGAGTGTGGAATTCCAGGTGGCCGACCTGTCGCCGTACGTCCTGCCGCTTGACGGGAAGTTCTACGATGTGGATCCGCTTTCGGGGCCGCGGGGGACGTGTCCGCTGTGCAACAACGTGCAGGCGAGGGGGCTGGACGCGTGGTACATGAGGCGTCTTGGCGGGCGCGGGAAGTGGCGGGAGAAGGGGTTTCCCGAGGCGATGGTGCTTGACCATCTTGTCAACCATGTCGGGATGGTGTATGCCGGGGTGCTGGACGGGATGGAGGAGTTCCGGAAGCTGGACAAGGGGAAGAAGCTTGATCTGAGGGGGCTTCCGGAGCTGGAGGCGCTGGTCCGGAGGGTATCTTCCGCCCTGACGGGGGAAGAGCACCGGCGGTCGAGGCATGCGGGGATGGACCATGACGCCGATACCCAGGTGATATTCAGCCCTCCACCTCTTGCCAGGATCCCTGGCGGGGGGCACGTGCTGCCGGACCCGGCTCCGGCGGTGGTCGGGAGGCCTGCGGGAGCGAGGGCGAAGAAGTGGTATGCGTGGGACGGGCAGGAATGCATCGGGCAGATGAGGCCGTGGGAGGAGGGCAGGGTGAAGGACGAGATTTGTTCGCGTGCGGGTGACGCGATAGTGTTCTATGACGAGATGCTGGATGTCAGGCACCGTGCGAGGCGCGTGTACGACGAGATAATGGACTCGGACCCCGGGGAGGGGATGGCGAGGAACTATTCGGCGGCGGTTGCGGCGGTGCGGGAGATCAAGGGTGTGGCGATGGACATGGCGAAACTGGCCTTGATTGCCACGAAGTACGGGGACGAGGGCGACAGGGTGCGGCAGATCAGCCCGTCGATGAAGGCGATGCTCGACGACATCGGGATTTTCCAGTCGAAGGGCTCTGCGGACGCGGTGAAGATGGCGGAAATCGATGGAATCGATGAAATTGATGAATGAGAGGGAGCTTGTCATTGAAAAATACCGGAAGACGACCATTGCGGCCAGGGAGCAGGGGCAGCTTGACCTGGTGATGCGGGAATTGATGAGGAACGACCTGTTTTTTCTGCTTCTGTACGGCCTGAACTACCTTTCGTTCGCGAACAATGACTGGGTGTTCGCGAGGTGCCGTGAATTCGAAGCCGACCGTGACGGATACCTGGATTTATGGCCACGCGAGCATTTCAAGTCCAGCGCCATCACCCTTGCCGGGGTCATACAGGAGGTGCTGCGGGACCCTGAGATCACCATAGGGATATTCAGCTTCAACAGGCCGTCGGCGAAAGTGTTCCTCAACGCGATAAAGACGCAATTCGAGATGAATGACAAGCTCAAGGAGCTGTTTCCGGAGATTTTCTATCCGGATCCTGCGAAGGAGTCGCCGAAGTGGAGTTCCGACGATGGCATTCTGGTAAGGCGGAAGACCATGCCGAAGGAGATGACCGTAGAGGCGTACGGGGTGGTGGACGGGATGCCGACGGGGAGGCACTACAAGCTCCGGGTGTACGACGACCTGGTGGTCAAGGAGTCGGTGTCTTCTCCGGAGATGATCAACAAGGTTACGGAGGCCGTGTCGCTTTCCTTCAATCTGGGATCGATCCAGTCCGACCGCATGTGGATGGTGGGCACGCGCTACCACATGGCCGACACCTACTCGGTGCTGGTGAAGCGCGGAGCCGTGAAGGTGCGGGAATACGGGGCGACGAAGGACGGGACGTTCGACGGGGAGCCGTGGCTGTGGACCAGGGAGCAGCTGGCCAGGAAGATAAAGATCATGGGCACGTACGTCGCGTCCTGCCAGCTGTTCAACAATCCGGTCATGGAAGGCGAGCAGACGTTTGCGGAGGAATGGCTCCGGTACTGGGTGCCGAAGGAGACCGACCGCATGAACATGTACATCGTGGTGGACCCGGCCAACTCGAAGTCGAAGAAGTCGGACTACACGGTGGTGATGGTGATCGGGCTGGGTCCCGACCGGAACTATTATCTGGTGGACGGCCTGCGTGACAAGCTGTCGGTCAGGGAGCGCTGCCAGCGGGTGATGGCCCTCCATGCGCAGTACCATCCGCTTGTGGTGGGGTACGAGAAGTACGGGATGCAGACGGACATAGATTTCATGCAGGAGATGATGGGGCAGCAGCAGTACCGCTTCCCGGTGGTGGAACTGGGCGGGAGCATGGGCAAGACGGACAGGATCAAGCGTCTGCAGCCATTGTTCCAGTCCGGACGGTTCTACATTCCCGAGAAGCTCGTGCGTGTGGACTACCAAGGGAAGGCGTACGACCTGACGCAGAGCTTCATACAGGACGAGTACCTCCAGTTTCCGTACATGGTCCATGACGACATGCTCGACTGCATGGCGCGGATCACCGACGAGGACATGCGCACATCCTTTCCCTCGCCGGGAATGATCGATCCGAAGACCGGGAGGACGGTTCTGGACGACGGGGCTGGCGAGGTATATGATTACGACACGTATGCGTATGCAGACCAGGACAAGGGGGGAGCGACATGGCGGACGCCTTGAAATACAGCGAGGACGGGTTCCAGGAGATGCAGGAGCATTGCAGCGCACTGTTTTCCGAAATGAAGCACGAGCGTGCGTACATGGAGCCGATGTGGAAGGAAATCACGAAGTTCGTGCTCCCGGAGTACGAGGGCTGGGACTTCCAGGTCGATGCGGACATTGTGGCCGGCGAGCACATCTTCGACGGGGAGGCGATAGCCGCCCATGCAAGGCTGGCCGACGGCATATTCGGGTGGCTGGTGTCTCCGACCATTCCATGGCTGTCGTTCGTCCCGAAGGACAAGGCCGACGAGGACGACATGCCGTTCATGCAATACCTCAGGGACCTTGAGATGTATCTGTACGATGTGTTCAACCGGTCGAACTTCTACGATGCGATACACCAGGACCTGCACATAGGCTGCGGCATCGGGACATCGGTGATGACCATCGACAACTCCGACGACCTCGGACGCCCGGTGTACGAGCCGCTGCATCCGCGGGAGATCTACATAGCGGAGAACCGCTACCATGATGTCGACGTGCTGGCACGGCGCTACCAGGTGACGAACCGGCAGCTCATCCAGGAATTCGGCCAGATGTACGACGGGCAGAAGCGCAAGGAAATGATGCAGGTGCCGGAGAAGCGGGTGTTCCTCAGGCACATGGTATTCCCGAACAAGGACTTCGTGAATGATGGCGGCATCAAGATGGGCTCCAGCAAACGGTTCCTGTCCGTGCACATCAACGAGGACGGGCTCATGCCGCAGGGGGCGAAGACCAATGTGCTCAAGGTGTCCGGCATGGACGAGCGGAAGTTCGAGGCATGGCGCTTCTCGCACGCTTCGGGGCAGGTGTACGGCACGAGTCCGCTCATGAAGGCGATCTACGACATAAAGATGATCAACATGATGAGCAAGACCATGATGGATTCCGACCAGCTTGACGCGCGCCCTCCGCTCCAGACGAGCGAGCTCATGAAAGGCAAGCTCCGCATCCTTCCTGGCGGGGTGACGTACGGCATGGATCCGGTGACTCCGGTACTGGGTCCGCGCAGCAGCCAGCGCAACATGGATGCGATGATGAGGAGGGCGCAGATCATACGGGAGCACCTGAAGACGGATTTCTTCCAGTCGATCAGCCAGCTCCAGGCCGGTTCGAGGGAAAGGACCTCCAACGAGATAGACCAGGTGAAGGCTGAATCGGCGGCGGTGATGGGTTCGGTGGTGGGCCGCATCCAGAGCGAGCGCCTCGAACCTCTGGTCAGGATGACCATGATGATAGAGCGGGATGCGAAGAGGCTGCCTCCGGTGCCGGAAGGGGTGGACATGGACAAGGTGTTCGACCTCCGGTTCACCGGTCCCCTGGCGCAGAGCCAGAGGAAATACCTGCGTGTCCAGGGGATCACATCGGGCCTCGGGGCGGCGATGCAGCTGGCGCAGGCGGCTCCGGACTCGCTGATGAATTTCGACCTCAACTGGGCGGCGCGGGAGCTGGCGGTAGCCAATGGATACCCGCATGCGGGGTTGCTGTCGCTTGATGACACCAGGAAGATGCAGCAGCAGGCCCAGCAGCAACGGGCGCAGATGGCGCAGATGCAGATGCAGAACGAGCGCATGGCCGCGATGGGCCGCGGCAACCGTTCGCCGGAGCCCGGAAGTCCGACGGAAGCTGCCATGGGCGGACCGGGGAGGCAGGGATGAAAATATCGGTGTGCGGAGTCCCGCATGAGGTCGTCATGCGGGAACCGAATGGACGGGATGATTCCAGCTACGGGAAATATGATGGCAAGACGGGGAAGATATTCATAGACTCGACAATGCCGCCCGATGTCAGGGACTCCACGATCCTGCATGAATGGATGCACGGGGTTTACGAGCAGAACGGGATACAGCACGACGAGCAGCATGTATCCGTCATGGCCGCAGAGCTGTACCGGCAGGGGTTCAGGATAAAACCCATCCAGAAAGGCAGGGAGTAAGTGGCATACATAGAAACCAGCCACCAGGACGGAAAGACGCTGCAGTATCGCCGGGTATTCAATACCCCTGATGGAAAGGCGGTCCTCCAGGACATGCTTGTCGACCTGAATGTCTTTTCTGCCGTGGACCCGAAGGACCATGAATCGGTGGCCCTCCGCAATTACGGGATCACGCTCATGTACAATGTCGGAATCCTCACGGACGACAACCTGGAACCGATGGTTGACAAGTTGATGTCCATGGAGTATACGTCGAAGGTGACGAGCAAGGAGAACTAGAGATGGAAGGAATACTGGATCCCGCAGTGGACAATCCGGTCGAATCAGGTGGTGACATCCTTGGGAATGTCCAGGCAGACGGAAAACAGTCCCAGCCGGACGGAAAGCAGTCCCAGGCACCGGCATTGCGCGAGTGGATGAAGGGTTTGTCCGAAACCCTCCAGAAATCCAGGGGCCTGTCGAAGTTCGACACTGTCGAATCGCTGGCAAAAAGCTATACGGAACTGGAGAGCGAATTCGGCAAGCGCGTCAGGATCCCCTCGCAGGACGCTTCGTCCGAAGAATGGGCGAAGTATTTTGATCGGGTTGGCCGTCCGAAGACAGCCGACGATTACGCGATTGACCGTGGCAGGACAGATGATGCCCTGGTACGCCAGTTCAAGGCCAGGGCCTATGAGGCCGGATTGACCGTGGACCAGGCGGAGAAGGTGTTCGGGGTGCTGCGCGACGCGACCGAAGGCGGACAGAAGCTCCAGGCGGAGCGGTATACTGCACGCATGAGGGAGGCCGACGCGATGCTCCGGAAGGAATACGGGCCGCAATATGACGGGAAGGTGGCGGATGCCCGCAAGGCGTACGACATCCTTTTCGACACCCAGACGAAAGCTGACATAGCCGAATCGGGGCTTGCGAGCAACCCGCGTTTCATCAAGGTCCTGGCCGAACTCGGGCCACAGATCAAGGGGGATTCCTTCCTGCAAGCGGCAGGAAAGGGCGGAGACGCCGGGAAAGACCCGCTTTCATGGATGGACGAGAAATACGGCAACCGCACGTAGACCTTACTGAAAGGCACAGGAAATGGCATTTACCATAGCAACAGCCCATACCCTGCCCGAAGCCCTGCGACACAAGGCTCCGGACGGGAGTTATATGTGGGCATACGACTCGCTTGCCATGAACAAGTACCCTCTTTTCGAGGAGATGTACTGGGAACAGGCGAACGACGATCTGGCGCACGAATTCCTCCGCAACATCACCAAGCCCACCGGCTCGCTGGTAGGCCTCGAGGAAGGCGCGGCATTCGAGACCTCCGTTGACCGGGCTGTCCGCGAGCAGCTTTGCCGCATAGAAGCCAACATGCGGATGGATGTACGGTCGCTCGAGAAAAGCCCGAGTCCATCGCAGTTCTACCGCGAGAAGCAGTCACGCTTCCTTGAAGGCATGGTCAAGACCGTCCACGAGACGATCTTCTCCAAGAACAGCCGTGGAAACCAGGGTGTGAACCCCCGTGACATCAACGGCCTTGGCGTCAGGTACGGCAGGACCCATCCGGACGGCGCAGCCGTGGCGACGAACGTGCGCCGCCTTGACGGACTTACGACCGCCCTGTCAGGCAGCGACAACGCCAGCCTGTGGCTCGTGAAGCATGGCCCCGAGGGCATGTTCGGAATCTATCCGAAGACCGCCAGCCGCACTGTCCAGATCAACGAGCTGGGAGAGCAGGTCGTATACGACGCCAGCGACAATCCGTTCCGCGCCGTGATGACGAACTTCGCGATGGAGTTTGGCATAGGCGTCATGGACGATGCCGTCGTGCAGCGCCTCTGCGCGATCAGGCCCTCCGGTGCCGGATCGTTCTTCGAGACCGCCACTGCCGGCCAGACGACGAACCTGGGAGAGTATGCGCTCATCGACATGGTGGAACGCCTGCCCGGTGGCAATACCGACCAGTGCGCCATCTATGTCGGGCCGACCCTCATGGGCCAGTTCCGGAAGAGGCTCAACGACAAGTCGAACCTCTACTTTACGATGGAGAATGTATGGGGACGCCCCATGCTCCATTTCATGGAGATCCCGATCATCCGTGTGGATACCCTCACGGCGACCGAGAACATCACCACAAGCGCCACCTACGGCGTCATAACCGGCTAAGGAAGGAGGAAAGACATGGCCATACTGAGCAAATTATACACCTTCGCCATATCCGGCGTCGAAGCGATGCTTACTGCCACTACCGTGGCAAAAGTCTCGGACTACATCGACCTCGGGTACCAGGACCTCGGCGACGGGGCAACCGACCTGTACTGCCACATCGTCACTGCGGGGGGCAACGCCGCAGCCGGCGCTTCGTTCCTGGTCGAACTCACCGACTGCGCTACATCGGGCGGCACGTACACTGCGGCACTGGCGAAGACCGTGCTCCTTGTCAACGCCCTTGTGTCCGGAAGCGACCTCATGCACTCCAAGCTCCCGGCGGGTCTGAAGAGGTACGTGAAGATACAGGTTACAGGCGCTGCCTCGATGACCGGTGGAATCACGTTCCGGGGGCATATCGCCACGAGCTAGACGGCTGGATCAACACCAGCAACTGTTGAAGGAACCCCGCCGGTGCAGGACCGGCGGGGTTTTTACTGCCACTTGCGCTATCATAGGACTTGTCGTATCATAAGCCTTGACAAGGGGGCACCATGCCTGTAGTGACGACGCCGTCATTCGACGCGGTACACTGGGACGAGGAAGCAGCAATATGCAACCGTGCCCTTTCGCGCATCGGATGTGAACTGATACGAGACTCCGACGAACAGACTTCCCAGGCCCGCCTGTGCAGGGCTGCCTATGATTCAGCACGCCAAGACCTGCTCCGCGCCTTCCCGTTCCGCTTCTCCACAAGAAGCGCCTACATCAACGACGATGACGATTACGAACTCCCGTTCTCCGACTATACCTATGCATACAAGGCGGAGAACTGGGACACATTCTCCGGCTCCGCCAACATTGCGGCGACCATATCGGGCATAACCGGCATCACCGTGAATTCCACCCTGATCGACATGGAAGTGTCAGGCACAGATGTACCGGAAGGTGCGAGGATCATTGCTGTCGACACCACCGAGGGGGCCGAGACCATCACCCTTGACAGGGCAACAACCGGAGCGGTCACGGATTTCAGCATCCATATCCCGATGCTCAGGCTCCTGTATGCCGCAGCGGACAGGTATGTGCCGTTCATGGTTGCCGGTTCGGGGGCGGACAAGCGCATCCTGTGCGACGAGCAGACGGGAACCAATGATTCGGACGGGCTGGGATACCTGGAGGTGCTCTATACGCACGACATCAAGGACCCGGACAGGTTCGATCCGATGTTCGCGGACGCCCTTGTTGCCATGGTGGCCAGCCGGGTAGTGTTCGCGCTTACCAAGAGCGTGCAGGCAAAGCAGATTGCCGACCAGGAGTTCTCGGCGCTGTTCAATGCCGCCAAGATGGCCAGCAGCGAGGAAATGCAGATAGACGCGGAGCCCTCGTGGTGGAGCGACCTGCACGGCATCGGAAGCGATGTGTACCCAGGAAGGACAGTCTAGATGCAGATGCGCCCGGTCTTCAACAACTTCGGCTCGGGGGCAATTACTCCGAAGCTCTTCGGGCAGCCTGACAGTCCGCTGTACCGGACCGGGCTGGAGACGATGAAGAACATGGTTCCGGAGCTGTTCGGATCGGCAAAGCGCCGCGGGGGCCTGAAGCATATGGCCGACCTGCCGGTCGGAGTCATTTCCAGGGTGCGCCTGATCCCGTGGAGCGTGAGCTATGAGATCGATCTGATACTGGTGTTTTCCGATGGCGAGATAAGGATCGTTGATGCTTCGTTCGGGCATACATTCGGGTTTGTTGAGTATGATGGATCCGACCTGGTAATATCGGAACTTGATGCAGAGAAGACGATAGATGCTTATAGTGAAAATGATATTGACAAGATAAATTACTCGGTAGGCATTGGCTGCATCTACCTCGCACACAACAAGTACCCGCTTACAATGATACGGATGGAAAGCTATGATTCAGGCGGGTTCCGTTTCAATGTTGTAAAGATACCACTTTCAGGAGTCATTGCCAGCACCCCGCTGGCAACTGCGACTGCGGCAGCGGCTTCGGACATACTGCTTGCATCGGACCTTCTTTCAGCAACAAGCGGACTTATAAGCGGAAAAACATACAACTTTGCAAATAACGGACTTACCGGGACAATAAACGGGTATGCTGTCACAAGTGTGACAAGAAATTTCGTTGCAGGCAATCCCAGATATGCAACAGTAAGGGTGTATTACAGTGTACCGGGCGGGACAAAGATATACGACTCATCCTCATTGCCGAATGGTATAGATTCAGATTCTCCCGGCAACAAGGAGATAAGGCTTAAAAGAGGCGGCGTTCTTGGCGGCCTTGTACTTTCGGAAAGCAATACAAATACACAGCTGTTTGATTACTGGGAATCCGTATATATACTGGACGATGTTGAATATGACATAAAATACAGGCCTGAAAACGGTTGGTGGAACGATATACTCCCTTCAGGCTGGCTTATTTACCATCACGCCACACCGTCGAAAGTATCGGTGACAATAACATTGACGGGGGCGTCCGATCTTGTCGTCGACAAGGATTCAGGTGCCATGACCGGATACATAAGGATGACCAACCCGAATGTATCGATCAACAAATACACTCCCGGCTCTCCAGGGGCCACGGCTGCACTTGAAAACATAATGCCGTGGATTGACTCCGATACAAGATATGATTGCGCCGGCACTGAATCATTCATGGATGTGGTGCCAAAGTATGTGATAAAAAGGGATGCGGAGAACACGTATGACGATACTACCGGCGAAGCTGTAAAATCGGAAGACGCCCACCTGGAAATACATTATGACTCGGATTCGGACGGGGATGTATTTGTGAGACTGACCCAGAACACTGTTGTCACAGGGGTCCTCAGCGTCATAGTAAACCCATTCATAGGGGTCGGGAAGTATCCCGCCTTTGTTGCATTCCACAATGGCAGGATGGTGCTTGGCGGATCTGTATCGGAGCCTAATACAGTGTATCTTTCCAAGACGAATGATTTCACCAATTTCAGTTACTTCGAGGAGATAGAGTACGATCATTCGGTGGTCAAGCCAAAGGATGAATGGGATCCTCCGGACATACCGGCATTCACCACGGAAATAGGCCTTGTGCAGCAGGTGGGCCAGGACAGCGCAATGAAATTGCAGCTTTTGACCGATGAGTCAGAGTCGCTGAGGTGGGCTGCAAGCATCGGGGACCTCATCATAGGTACCGCCACGAGCGAGTGGGTGATCCCGAAAGAAGTCAACGCCCATAACGCACTCGCCATAATGACCTCGCGCAATGGCTCATGCTCTGTGCAGGGCCGGTTCGTCAAGGGTTCGATCCTGTTTGCAAGCGCGAACGCCAATAGCCTGAGGATGTTCCAGGGCAAGCAGGGCGAGGTGACGGAGGCGATCAGCGACCATGCCGAGCATTTGTTCAGGGCCAATGGGAGCATTCAGAGTTTCGATTTCCGCCAGGACCCGTACTTCGGGATAGTCACACAGATGTCTTCCGGCAAGGCGATCCTTGGCGTCATCAACTCCGACAGCATCGGATGGTGTGAACTGTCCACCAGGACCGGCGATTCAATAGAGTCGATATGCGTAATTGCAAAGGCTGACGAGGATGCTGTGTACGCGTCCGTGCTCCGTGGCTCATCGCGCTATATCGAGCGCATGATGACGACCGATGACGACACTTCCTCCATCCTCGACAGGGTATACCTTGACTCGTGGGTGACAGGAACCACGAGTGTTTCAGGGGAAATATCCGGACTGTCACGGTTCGGGGGAGCCGCCGACGTGGTGGTGATGTTCGAGGACGGCGAGTCCGGGGCTCCGGTGATAGCCGCCGGAACGAGCAGTACGTATATCGACAGCGATGGCGTGACGCAGGCCAATCCGGTATCAAAAATCTATGTGGCAGGGTACAAGTATGAATCGGAGATGAAGACGCTGCGCATCGACACCAGCCAGATCGAAGGCTTGCAGAAGCATCCGGCGTCATTCCACCTCCGCGTATACAGGTCGGGGGACCTGTGGATAAAACGCAAGAGGGCACTGGACACGGAGCTTGTCCAAGTGCATGTTCCAGCAGACGAAGGTGGAGTCCGGGACTACCCATATTCCGGGAAACTCAGGGTGGAGAATCCGAACGGCACAGGCGAGAACCAGAGCCTGGCGCTGTACACAAACAGCCATGAGCCCTTGACGGTGCAGATGATTGTACCGACATTCGGCGTAGGCGAGGAGCCCTGATGTCGGTAGCACTTGCGTTGATGGCGGTCGGGTCATTGGTCGGAGGACTGTCTGGCAACAATGCTGCACAGAAGCGGGCATCCGAAGCAGCGATGCAGGCTGGTTATGCAAAGGATTATCTTGACTCGGTAAAGAAAAGGAATATAGCGCAACGCAACGTTCTTGTCGGGAACCTGTCGATGGCAGCCTTGTCAACAAACGCGCAGAACAGGAACACGGCGATGGAAGTCGAGGCGGCGAATGACGCGCAGAGGAACGCCATCGGGTCATCCGGCCTTTCGGGAGGTACCCCGTTCTACAAGCTCGACCAGGACATCCGCGACAGGCAGATGGCTGTGGTCGAACAGAACATGGCCAACCGCCTGAAGATGGGAACTGTCTACGATGAAGCCATCGCCAGTATGGCCGGCATGGCACTTGATGAAAAGAAAGCTACATATCAATACCTGACAGCAGATGCAGAGTCAAAATACTCAAGCTCTTTCATGGGCATGGCAATGCCCACCATTTCCGGAGCCATGCAGGGTGCTTCCACTGCATCCAGCCTCATGTCGATGGGCGTCCAGTCAAGTCTCCTGACCGAGGATTTCCTGGCTTCCGGGTTCGGGGATCTGTTCAAGTCAAAAGCAGCCGATACTGCGTCGGATGCTTTTGATCCGGGGAATTACAGCAGGAACCTGACGGCTGATACAACGTTCGATCTTTATGACCCGGGGAATTACAGCAGGAGCTTCACCCAGATACCCGTCATGGGGAAAACTTTGTATGACAGACTCCCACCGTTTATTCTTACCGAGCAAAAACTTCCAGGGTTTTCCCAGCCATTCGGGGGAAGGCCATCATGGGCCCTCGGAGCCCTTGCGCCATGACAACCTATATGATATACTTCCTCGCAGGCAATCACTTGCCATGCGGAGGTATATCATATGTCCAGCGCAACCGATGACCTGAAGGATCTGTTCGGATCATTCACCAACCTTGCACAGAGCGCCATGCAGCTCCATACAGTCCGCGTCGAGGCCGAAGCCAACAGGCGCGCCCTCGAGATAGGTACCGCGAGGTATAATTTCCTGTCCAGGTTCAATTTGCCGAGGGACCATCCGGACTTCCTGTCCGATGACGAGGGTGACTGGCGCGGGCCGCTGGAAGAACTCAACAGGCAGACAGGTGAGTATCTCGACTCGGTAAAGGATCCTGCGGTACAGCGCGGAGTGAAGAGCCAGCTGGAAGGCAGGAACCAGCAGTTCATGCTGGAGCTTGGCGGGACGCTGGCGCAAGCCGGGAGGAAGCATGCCCAGGAAGATTACGCAGTGTCAATGCAGGCGGCAATCGATATTGGAGACAGAGCGGCTGCAAAAAAAATATGGTCCAGTATTGTCGCAAAGGAAATATACAGTCCGACAAAGGAAGAGGAACTCAGGCAGGCATGGATTGAGCCAATGGACGTTGAAGACATAGTCAACAACGCATTGGCACCTACGATGCAGAAGATCGAGAGGAAAGTCGAAGATGGCGATACGATAGTAAACGGCACTGTCGTTGATGCCGGGCAGACAAGGATCGTCGAAGAGGAGGTGCTGCTTCCTACCAGCTTCTCCGAAGCGATGTACAATGTCCAGCACGGGGATACCAGAAGCTCCAGGGAGAAAGCTCTTGCAGTCAACCATTTGCAAAAAATGCAGATCGCCTACAACGCCGAAGCCGATGCCGTGATGAAATCATTCACGGACAAGGTTGCTTCAGGGGAAAAGTTCGATACAGCCGGGTATATGTCATATTTCATGGAAAAGGCATGGAACATGGACCAGTTGCAGCGGGAGAAGATGGCGAATGAATACATAAAACAAACCAACGAGCAAGGGGCGGAAGACGTATCGGTGTGGACTACTGAAAAGCTGCGGATGTTTGGAAGGGGAATAACACACGCGGCGGCAAACGAGCTGAAGGCTGACCTCAGGAGAACCATTGTCGCAAAGATGGGGACCAGCGATGAAAGAAAATGGGGGGACCAGATCCTTGCCGAGTACGAAAAATCGATAAACGAAATAGACCAATGGCCAAGATCAGGATCAGACAGCGATGAAAAACTTCTATCCTCGTTGGACAATGGGTGGCTTTACTACAGGGAGGCAGGAAGGGGAGCCGGAGGCAATGGTGCCAGGGATCACAGCTTCCATGATATGAGGAATTATTTGATAGCCCTGCTTGCGATACACAAGGATATTCCGGGGATAGCTGCGTTTGTCGATGCGAGGCTGAAATGGGTTGACGAGAATATGCAGAATGCCGGCAATGAAACGGACAAGATGCTTGACTCCATGCTTTCAAGGACTGTTGGAATGGATGAATTCAAGTCATCGGTAGGAGCAAAGGCCACCAATGCGCTTGAAAAGTTCATATCTTCAAAAGACGCGACGAAATGGGGCGACACGGAACGCAAGGTGTCGTCGATATTGGTTGATTCCCAGTATGCAACGGAGCAATGGATCAAAATCCATCCTAAATCAAACCAGACGGAAATAGACAATTATTTCAGGGAGGACCTGAAGCAGAGGATGCAGGACGGTCTATGGGAGAGGGCGCTGCAACAGCAAAAAGACACGTTGTTCTCCGACCCTGTCGGCGGGATAGGTTCGTATTACGGAACAATGGAACGCATGGGCATCTCTCTGGCTGGGACAGAAGCGTACGGATCATTGTACGAAGGGGTAGTAAAAGCCGTGAAAGGCAGACTGGTCGATGTTTTGGCCTCGAAAGAAATGTCGAGCATAGGATCGGGAAGCAATGCAAAAGAAAGAGCCGACAGCATGAAGTTGGTCAAGTCGGCACTGAGGCCGAACGATCTGTTCTTCTGGGATTCAAAGAAAAACTTCCTGTATGGAGTGGATGTAAATTCATCCGGAGAGATACAGCTGAAAAGGGCGCTTAGAGAAACTGGCGGGATATTTGATAAAAAGACCGAGCCGCTCCAGTACAGCGGGCAAATGGACCCGGCCTCATGGGCTTTGTGGGGAGGCAAGCGCGGGGAAAGCATGTGGACAATGAGCGAAACCATCGACATGGTCCCCCTTGGTTCATCCTGGGGAACGCAGATCATAAATGAAATACCAGGATTTTAATGGATCCGGAAAGGTGGTACTAGATGGCTGGACCTGAAGATGTGACGAAGGAAGCCCTGGGCAGGGCTGTAGAGATAAACAGCAGGCAGACCGACGGGGCTTCAGGTACGGATCAGTCCGCATTCGAGGGCATGGAAGACACATCGACAGTGCCGCTATACCGCGGAACAACCTCGACGATATATAGCGATATGATAAAAATAGCCAGGGATCTTGAGATAA